GGTTGCTTTACTAGCAGGAAGAGGTAGGCTGAGGATAAGGTATGCGGATAACTCCAGCGCTAGGTTATTGTCTATCCCTACAGAGTCGGGGGTAGATCCTTGTGAACCACAGATTGATGATGTATTTCAAATAGTAGAAGACACTGAAGTATGAAGCCAGAACTACAAGATGCGTGTGAATCGCTAGAAATGCTCGGCCGAGAATATGGATTCCGTCCTCAGCTAGAGAGAACTGTAGGAAAGAAGCTACCGATCAGGATACTGCTATCTAGAAAAGACGGGTATACCGTATTCCTTTCGACCCAAAGCGAGAGGATACAGTTTTACTGGCAGGGATATGGACACGACCAGATAGAGCATCTAGCCCAGGACTACATAAAGGATGATCCAGATGACACTGCTAGAGCTATCCTAAAGAAAGCGTTACGACTGGAAAGCAAATTCACAACGGAAAAGACGAAACAAGTGATAGACAAAATTCTAAAACATAAGACCGATCACAACCTGCCATAGGGGTCGATCATACTACTCTTTTCCACGACCCTCGGAGACTCCTACCTCCGGGGGTCTTTTTTTTTGAAACTGAAAACGATATATAGGTAAAATAGTTAGCAAAAAACTTGACCATCGAAGACTGGATTAAAGATAATTACCAGATTCTTGCGGAAGCAGCTCAGAACATCTCTAAGAATAATGATCTGCACGAAGAACTGCTACATTATTCGCTAGACCAACTACTAGGTAAGGAGCAGGTGGAGGATATTATCTCATCTGGTGGAGCCAACTTCTATACGATACGAATTATGATGAACTCATGGCGTAGTACTACTTCAGAGTTCTATCGCCTTTATCGCCGGCCCTCCTCCGAGATAGAAGAATATTCCGTTCCAGCAGAAGAAGAGGAAGACACAGAGTGGATAGGAGAGACAGCTAAGAAGATACAACAGGAACTAGATAAGCTACACTGGTATGACGCCGAGCTATTTAAAGTGTTTGTAGAGGAAAATCATACTATGTCCTCGTTATCCCGCGTTACAGGAATTCCTCGTACGTCCATATCACTTACCATTAACCGCATTCGTAAGCATATTAAAAATAAACTGAGAGAATGATCGACTTAATACTACAAACCATATTAGTCGGCACTGCGACCGCATTGCTACTGAACCTGCGACCGTATCAGCGGATCATCGCATTTCTTAGACTGGACCGCAAACCCTTTAACTGCCCGACATGTTTAAGTGTATGGACAGCTCTGCTACTTTTCATACTTTATTTTAACCATCCTATCGCGGAATCCATTATAGCAGCCCTCGCAGCAGGCTTTATAGGAGACCGGACGGACAACGCACTTAATACGATATGACACCAGCACAAGAAGAGTTATTGGCGAAACCGCAATGGTATTCAGGAATTAAAAGATCATGGAGCCCAGCCGATCTTCGGGAAGCTTACGAGCTGCACAACAGACTGACCGGGCAGAATAAAAGTGATAGTGGTTGCAATGCCTGCAGACGAGCCGTTATCCAGACACTACAACATCAGTATCAAATAGCATTAAGACAAAAACAAAGTGAAAATGAAGGAAATTTGGGTACCAGTAAGTACTAACGAATTGTACGAAGTTAGTAATCTCGGCCGAGTTAGGTCTTGGAATAATCACGGTAAAAACCCGCGGAGTAAACCAAAAATTTTATCCCAAACCGACAAGGGAGGATACAAATACGTGCATATAAATAAAAATACTAAAGCAAATGCATATACTGTACATCGGTTAGTTGCAAAAGCTTTTATACCAAACCCAGATAACAAACGTACGGTTAACCATTTGGATAAGAACAGAGGTAATAATCACGTAGAAAATTTAGAGTGGACTACTCATTCTGAAAATGAAAGACATGCAAAGGCAATAAAAATTACACTTACTAAAGACGAAGTTGTTAAACGCTTTGATTGTTTAATAGATGCTGCAGATTTTTTAGGTGTACATAGAGCTAATATTAGCAAATTAAGACGCGGCAGAGTTAAAACCGTTTACGGCTGGGCTATGTTAAAATAACAAACTAAATCATGCCATTCGAAAAGGGAAATACATTAGGACAGGGTCGACCTAAAGGAAGTCCAAATAAAACGACCAAGGAAATTCGGGACGCCTATAAAAAACTATTAGAGGATAACCTAGACAACATGAGCATTTGGCTGGCCGATGTAGCCGCGGATGATCCAAGGCAAGCTATCGATCTTATGTTAAAGCTTAGCGAGTATATCTTACCCCGTTTAGCCCGCCAAGAAATCACGGGCAATGACGGAGAGGATCTATTCAAGAACATTCAATTTAAATTCCAAACACCAGACTCAGATGCCGACTAGTAGAAAACGTGGGGGAAAAAAGGCCCACAAAAAAAGAGTGCAGAAGCGTAACGCCCAGATTGCTAAGGATGAAAAGTGGACACAAGACTTTATGAAGAACTATCAGGTTAACGACCAGATGTTAAAGGAGATTCAGACAGCTAAGAAGAATAACGACCAAGCTTACAAAGAAGAACTGGCCAAGCGTATAGTAGCCCCGCAGAATGGTACTAAACTAACGATAACAGGTGGCTCAGATAACGAGTAACTTTGTTCCTTACCCTAAGCAGTATGAGATTATCCAGGGTATCTTAGAGGGCGACGCTAAGTATCACGTCCTCCTCGCCCCGCGTCAGATGGGAAAGACCCTGCTTAGTATAAACCTGTTATTGTACTACTCCATTAACTATCCGGGCACGTATAACATCCTCTGCTCACCTATCTTCAGTCAGTCTAAGAAGACCTTTGTAGACATGGCTAAAGCGTGCGGTATTAACAACCCCTTGATTCAGTCTACTAACGCCTCGGAACTCATAATGACCTTTAAGAACGGCAGTACCATCCGAATGCTCTCGGCCGAGTCAGGTTCTAATATTAGAGGGATCACGGTCTCGGGTATAGCCATCCTAGATGAATCTGCTTTTATCGACGAGTACGTATGGTCAGAGGTGATACGCCCGGCCACTATGATCCTCGGTAAGAAAGTACTGTTTATCTCGACCCCTTTTGGCTCTAACTGGTTTAAGAAGATCTACGACTGGGGACAAGACAAGAACTTTCCAGAGTGGGCGAGTTACCGAATTAACCCCGAGGATAACCCTTACTTAAATAAACAAGACCTAGAAACGGCGAGGTTAACGGTGCCGACCAACACATACCTCCAAGAGTTTCTGGGTATGTTTATAGATGGCTCGGGCTCGGTTTTCGAAGAATACGGGACCTGCGCAACGTTATCCTCGTTAGCCTCTGAGCCAACCCCGGGGATAAGGTACTGGGCTGGACTCGACCTCGCTATCCAGGAGGACTTTACAGTTCTTACTATCTTCGACGACCGGGGTAACTTAGTAGACTTCTTTAGACAGAACAGAACATCCTGGGAGGAGATTATCGGCGAGGTCAGTTACAGAATCCAAAAGTGGAACGCGCACACTTTAGTAGAACTTAACTCTATCGGCTCGGTAGTTTATGAAGCCCTGAAGAAAGCAGCGCCGGGTTTAGTAGAGGGCTTTACTACAACCCAGTCTTCTAAGCAAGACCTGATAGAAGCCCTGAAGCTCGCCTTTACCCGCCACGAAATACAGATACCCAAAGAAGAGGTCCTCCCAGATTTACACACGGAACTATCGGTGTTTACATACAAGATGCTAAGCGGAGGTAAGATCAGTTACAGTGCGCCCTCCGGTATGAATGATGATATCGTTATGAGTTTAGCTCTAGCGCTAAAGTCTTTACAGTCCAATAAACGCCGGGGTCAGTACGCTGCTGTCAGTGGACGCTCAGTACCGTTTTTTGCAGCCGGTGGAGGAAGACGAAGATAACTCGGCAAGTAACCCAAGAAATATATTTAGTTAAAAATAAGGAATCATATGCCTGACTCAGGACCCATCAGAACATACAAAGAAGTCATAGAGTACTTCGAAACCTTGTGTAACTCCCACCTGGCTATCAAGCAGTTTCAGACCGGGCAGATCTCGGATATCGATGTCCAGACAGAGACACTAACGCCAACCCAGTATCCGCTAGTTTTCCTCATCTATAGAAACGGAAGCATAGACGGCGGGGGTAAGACCTCTTTCGATTTCACCCTGCTCGTTTGCGATATCGCTAAAGACCGTACTAACCTCGAGGTTAACAGGTTAAGCCAGTGTCACGATATTTTACAGGACCTGATAGCTAAGATTGTCCTTACCTCCTGGAAAGAAGTAGAGATGACTGTAGATACCCCGATTATCACTACGCCTTTTGTAGAGAGGTTTAACAATAGACTCAGCGGTTGGGGAGCAGAAATAACAGTAACGGTTAAAGCCCCGCTAAACCTTTGCTTTGCAGCTTTTGAATAATGACTAAGATAAACCTCACACCAGTACTAAAGAAAGCGGCCAAGGTTATTAGAGCCCGGCTGCTTTTACAGGTACCGGTTGCTAGTGGTTCACTCAGAGACTCTATCGAGGTGTATGTCAGAGACAACGAGATTATTGTAGAGTACAACGAGTACGGAATGTACACTAACCTAGGTACAGGACCTTATCGTGTAGACGAGGCCGACAAATACGAAGGGGATAAAGAAGTAGAAGGCGGGGTATTCGCCCAGGAATGGACGGCGTTACCAGAGTCAGATATAGCCGAGATAAACCTGATGATAGAGAAAGAAATAGATAAAGCCTTAGATAAGGTGGAAGACCCAAAAGATATAATCTTCGAGATATGAAAGTATACGAAATAAACGGGAAGGAATACAAGATCGGTAGGCTAACGATACAAGACTACTATAACCTCAAGAGAGACATCTATGTTCAGGACCTAGAGTCTTCTTTTAGCCTGGTCTCTAAAATTACAGGTTGTCCTGAGGAGGATCTCAGATCTCTCTCTTACCAGAACTGGTTAACCCTGCTGGTCGACGTACAGGAACAAGTAAACCGGGCCTTATCAGAAACTGGGGAGGCTTTAAAAACCTGCTTTGAATTCGAAGACACCCTGTATGGTATGCTGGATCTAAACGAATGTACTATCGGTGAATTTGTAGACCTCGATATCATCTTATCCTCGCCCGATGTAGAGACGAGGTTACACGAGATCATGTCTATTCTGTTCAGGCCCGTTATAGATCCCAACGAGATCCCTTACAGAATACAGCCTTATGACTCGGCCATTACTAAGGTCAGAGCGGAAGCCTTTAAAAAGATGGATCTTTACCAGGCGCGAAAGGCGCTAGGTTTTTTTTTGGATTTCGTAAGGGTATCTTTCGAGCATACTCTGGAATATTCGATACAGTTGATGAGGGAGAGCAAGATGCTGACTCAAGATCAGATAGAGAGAATAAAAGCGATCCTATGGCAATTGCACGAGGCTGGTATTCAACTCTCCTCGTCCTCGCATCTGAAGATCCCCTCAGACTTGATGAAGCAACAAAACTTCACCACAAAGCGGCCTTCAACTTCATCTCGTGGAGAATCGACCGGGTTAAACAACAACAGCGAGAGATGGATGAAATTTCTAAAAAATATAGGACATAACTAATTATGAGTATTACAGGAACATACTACGAGCCTAAATGCTGGTCACCAGCATATAACCCTATCGTATGGTCAATACAGTCTAACAAGAACACCGAGGTAGACTTCTCGTATATCTTCGACCTCTATGTTAACGGGGCCACCGCATACAACTATAGGATTAAGCAACGCCCTAACCCAGCAGGAGCGGGTATGGTCGATGTAGCCCCGATCATGCAGTCTTACATTACGCTCACTAACTACTCGGCCGAGAGTGGCTGGGGTTTACCTTTCAGAGACAGCTCAGAGATTGTAGCCCAGCTAGATGTTAAAGCTGGAGAAGAGTACATCGGCGCTGACGGACAGCTTACTATCTTCGACGGCTCGGGCGCAACTGGAGCACCTAACTTCGACTTAGCAGATTACGAGAACAACGGAGAGGTAAGGGTAATCCCGGCCGCCCTGGACTATCAGACATCTCGCGTTAATATGGCTGCTGCTTATGATTACCCATTCTGGGATCAATACATCATGGGCGGTACGGGCCAGTTCCTGAAACGAGACACTAACGACATCACAGTAAGACCACAAGACTACCACACGCTGGCTTTCTTAAACTGGAATGACCTAGCAGCTGGTTCTTACGCATCTCCGGTTCAAGGTATAAACGTAGAGTACTTCGGGGCAACCGGTTCTATCTCTTCTACGTTCTACCAGAACACCACAGCTAACGGCGGAGGCCCACAGCCATTAGCCTCTTACGTCTCTGCTACTAGATCACAGCAGTACGACATGATTACATTCGGCTGTGGTCCAGCCCAGTTAACCCTGCCAGCTGGTACGACCTACTACGAGGTTAAGGCTTACTACAAAGCAACAGGTACACCATCCACGGCGCCCAATACGGTAGCCTCAGAAACTGTTACCTTCACGCTAAGCACAGAGTGTAACGACCTGTATGAACCTGTGAGACTATCCTGGCTAAATGACCTCGGCGGGCGGGATTACTACACCTTCGATATGAAGTACGAGAAGAGCACTAACTCTACAGAGAGCGAGTACTATCAGACAACCCTAGATTGGTCAAGCGTTAGACCAGTGCAGCTAACCTCAGATACTCACACCAACGAGAACTGGCAGCGCGGCGGAAACAAGTCTTACAACAAGGTGGTAACGGAGACCTTCCTGATAGAGTCTAACTGGCTAGACCAAACTAAGGTAGACTTCCTGGGCGCTATCACAGAATCCCCGAGTGTGTGGGCTTATATTGGTAGCAACAAGATCCCATACACTGCCAAGGTCAACAACGCTAGTTACAGCTATAAACTAGTGAAGCAAGAAAAGCTAGTACAGGCATCTTTCGAGCTAACCATAACTAAAGTACAACAAAAGCAGAACCTCTAATGGCGAACATACAACTATTTGCTCAGAAACAAGGCGAGACTGGATTTTCAAGTTACTACGAGCTGGACCTGTATAAGGAAGAGCCGATCAAGATCACTAAGTCAGTAGAAGACCTAGTAGATCCTCAGAAGACGGCCAGTAACTTCTCCCGTACTTTTAGAGTTCCCAACACCTCAGTTAACGGCCAGTTCTTCAAGGCCGTGTTTAACGTGAACTCTATAGACTTTGACGCAACCCAGAAAGCGGACGCGTACATCAATGTTAACGGGACCTACTTTATCAGCGGTAACATCCGGATCACCCAGATCTTCCGTAACGACTCTCAGGGCAAAATAGAGTATGAGCTCATCTTCATGGGCGAGACCAGCAACTTCGCCAGTATTGTTGGACCTAAGGATCTATCGGATCTAAACCTAAACCAGTATGCTCACACCATTACTTACGCTCAGATACAGTACTCCTGGCTAGGTACTTTATTCGGCGGCGATATAGTTTACCCGCTAGCAGAATGGGGTTATAGTTATACTTCCGGTGTACCAGATCAGAACACGCTTTCTAGATACGACGGTGTTGCCAGTTTATACGGCTTTACTAACTCTTCTTTCCCGCTAACACAAAGCCAGTTTAAACCAGCCATTAGAGCTAAGGCGGTATGGGACAAGATCTTCGAGGAGGCCGGGTTTACTTATGAGTCTACATTTTTAGATGACGACATCTTCAGGAACCTTTATCTGATCTCTACTAACGACTCTCTGCCTACACAGAACGAAGCATCCCAATTCGAGGTTGAAGGAGGGTTTCAATATCTAGGTCCTCTTTCTGCACCCGGCGTACCTCTACAGCTAGAATTCGACACTGCCTTTATTAACACAGGTAACGACTTCTACTTAAACACCGACAAGTATATCGCCCCGTTTAGCGGCCAGCCTTACACTTTTGAACTAGAGTTAGATCTAGATCTCTATCCGGTACCTACCACACCGCAATATATTACCCTAGTACTTCAGGTTAACGGTGTTACAGTACAGACGAGAACAGCTACTTATGATTCCTCACCTTGTCAATGGCTCGGATCCTATACTTCTCCTTGTATTCAGCCTTTGTACTACAACGGGACCAACACGGTTATTCCGTTTAGTGTAAATCTAAATGCTGGTGATGAGGTTACAGTACATTTAGTTAAACCTGCTGGCTTTACTACTATTACGACCTATGATCAGAGGTTTAGAGGTCTAGCACCTAACTCGGTTAATCCATCAGGTCTTATGCCTGCTAACTACAAGCAGATAGATTTCCTCAAGGGCATCAACGACAAGTTTAAGCTTATCTGGGAGCCAGATCCATATAACCCTAAGAACTTCTTTATAGAACCCTGGAAAGACTGGGTGGCTCAGGGAGAACAAAAAGACTGGACGGGCAAGCTTAACGAAAACAAGGACATCTCTATCCAGCCGAGGTTCTACACTCAGCCCCGTCAGCTGGTGTTTAAAGACTCTAACGAAAGTGACCTGTATAACTTCTCTTACGAGCAGGAATACAAAGAGGTATTTGGCGAGCTTAAACAAGACTCCGATATAGAACTAATCACTGGGTCTAAGGACATTAAGACTATTTTCGCCCCTGTTCCACTAGGACCTATCGCCAATGCTAAAAAGTTCTTAATCCCTCACTTTGCTAAGGATACTGAGGAGGAACGCCAGCCAATTCAGGTTAAGCCTCGACTGATGTACTACAATGGACTTCAGTCAGCACCATACACCTGGTATATGGAGAATGACGCCGGTGTAGCCACGGCCCAGACGCTGTATCCGGTATTCTCACAATTCGACAGATACCCATTTAACACTCAGGCCTTTGACTTTAACTGGACTAACGTACCTCAGTACTGGAAACTACTAGATGTTACCGAAGCAGTAGGCTCGGGCCGGACGGGTAAAACAGCTTTCGGGGAATTCTGGGCTAAATGGTACAACGATACCTACTCTTCTTATTCTAGAATTTTAGAAGCCTCGTTCGTATTAGATCTAGATGATATTTCACAACTTAGGTTTAACGACCTCATCTATGTTAAGGACGCCTGGTATCAGCCAATAAAGATTACCGACTATGTCCTCGGGGATAAGGCTGAGGTTAGATGTCAGTTACTAAAACTAGGTACTGTTGGGGTTAACATCCAACCTGGAGCAACCGGGCCGGGTTCAGGACCAACGTTCTACACTTATAAAAATCTTTGCTACGATGCAACAGATCAGTGTGAAGCTTACTGCTGTGAAAACAAGACTACATACACGATATACACGGCCGCTGGAACACTCGCCTCTTCGGGTCAGTGGTTTATGGACACCGGATTATCGGTTCCCGCTCTTAGTGGCTGGTATTACGACGGCGCTCTTACTTACTACATTTCTAATAACGGCCAGCTACAGCAGATAGGCACGGGATCAGGATGTTCTTGTCTCCCCCCGACGGTTTCTTCTAAAGCCTGTACATCCACTTCTTTCTGTACATCTTGTTGTTGCACCTCTTTCGTTACTGATGTCTACTACAACGGTACTTCTCTGGATACCTCTACACTCGCTTATGCGGACGCATCATACAACCCGCTGGTTCCTGGTAACTGGTATAGAGAAACAGGAACTAATAACTCAGTTCAGATAGGCTCGGACGGGGTTACTATAGTTCAGGTCGGTAACTGCCAATCTTGTATCTGTGACACCCTAGTAGATGACGCCCTTGTTGGAACAGGCGACACCTCAAACGCCAACGGTGCTACTGGAAGCTGTTGTGGAACCGGCACTACCGGGGCATTTGGGTTTAACGATGTTTACTACGACGGACCAACCTGGAAAGGCGCCACCGGATATTACTTCGACCCATTTAAGCTACAGCCGGTCGGAGGTACAGGTTCTATGTACCTATCGGATGGCGAGACTTGGAAGAATGTAACAGCTGGATCCCCAGGCGCTACCGGAGCGTGTCCAGATCCTCAGTCAGGAGCATGCCCGGGCAAGAGTAAGGTTATAGCTACCAACATGGAAAACGCAAGCCCGACCAATACCGAAATGGTACTTACTTACGAGACCAGCCCAGATGGAATCAACTGGTACTACAACGGACAGCAAATAGCCTCGGGTAACTCCTTTAACAACGGATATACCCCGGTGTGGGATCCTACGCACTTTTGGAGGATGAAGATGTTCGTGGATCCTCTTTACGGCGGTACAGTGTCTTACTCCCTCTATAAAAACGGAAATCTTATTCATATAGACGGCGGGACATCTACGTTCCCATTCTACACCCTAGAATATGGACCAATCGGTACAGATAACTACGATATTGATTTTGCATGGGTACCATAAACAGTAAATGGGAAAAGTATATTTAAAATAAAAAGCTTACAATGGCTAAAAAGACCAAGGACATAGAATTTAGGGTTAAGGTTATTAACGAGAGCGGCGATGTTGTTGAAAAAACAGTAAAGAACATTAATGACCTAGAGGAAGCCTTAAAAGGAACTCAGGATGCCTTAAAGAACGCAGATATTGGCAGCGCTAAATGGAAAGAACTTAACTCAGCTGTTGAACAAAACGCGAAAGCTTTAGGTAAAGCCAGCTCGGCGGGTAAAGGTCTAGGAGATCAGTTCTCTGCTATCCCCGGCCCGATAGGACAGGTTGCTCAAGGGGTTAAGGGTTTAGGTACAGCCTTTAAAGCTCTAATAGCCAACCCAGTCGGTCTTATCCTAGCAGCTATAGCAGCAGCTTTAACCACGCTCTATAAGGCTTTCACCTCTACTAAAGAAGGAGCCGAGAAGATGGAGCAGGTCTTCGCTGGTGTTGGTGCTGCTATAGATGTATTACGAGACCGGGTACTAAAAGTAGGCGGTGCTATAATTAAATTCTTTAAAGGAGATTTTGCTGGTGCTGCTGAAGACGTTAAAGGTGCTTTTACCGGTATTGGTGAGGAGATAGCTGGTGAATTTAACCAAGCGATGGCTCTTAAAAAAGAACTCCAAGCTATCGATGATGCTACTAGGGAATTAAACAATAGCCGGGCCGAGCAGAATAAACTTATAGCCGAGGCTAAGCTTAAGATTAACGACGAGAATCTAAGTTACGAAGATAGGCTATCAGCCCTAGAAGAGGTAAGGGAAGCAGAGATTAAACTCGCCAAGCAAGAGGAAGAACTAGCTCTAAGAAGATACGAAGCTATTAAAGCCCAGAACGCTCTAAGCGATAGTTCTGCAGAAGCCTTACAGGAAGAAGCCGATGCTTACGCGGCTTTACAGAACGCTCAGCTCGCCTCTTTCCAGAAACAGAAGGAACTCTTCGACCAGGAGAAAGCTCTTCGTGATAAAGCAAAAGCCGAAAGAGAAGCAGCAGCGAAAGCAAAACAAGCTATCGACGACCAGATCAGAAAAGCTGAGCAAGAGAACCTGCTGGCCTCTATAGAAGACGAAGAAGAGAGAGCGAGGAAAGCAGCGGAGATACAGCTATCCGAGCAGATGCTAGCTATCGACAGACTAGAGGCATCTACGGAGCAAAAGAATAAACTGAGAGAAGAGGCCGAGGAAAAGTATCAGCTCGCGGTTAAGGCTATAAATGATAAAGCTGAGGCGGATAGACAAAAGAAAGAAGAAGAAGCCAAAAAAGCCAAAGAAGAGGCCGATAAGGAAGAGCTGGCCAAAGCTCAGGAAAAAGCAGATCTTCTTAAGACTATCCGGGAGGCTACAGCTACTACAGAAGAAGAGGAAAGACAACTAGAGATAGAAAAGATACAAGAGTACTACAATAAACTTATTGAAGAAGCCGAAGCTTTTGGTCTAGACACTACAGCCCTAACAGAAGCTAGGAATAACGCTGTCGCCGCCAAGAATAAAGAGCACCGAGAAAAAGATGTCGCTGATGAAATAGCAGCAGAGCGTCAAAAGCTAGAAGCAAAAGCAGATATCACAAAGCAAAGCTTAGAAACTGTAGCAAGCTTAGTAACGGCTTTTGCTGCAGATAACGAAAAAGCACAGAAAAGAGCTTTTAATGTTCAGAAGGGTGTTAATATAGCAACAGCTACTATCGACACCTACCTTGCAGCAACTAAGGTACTATCGGCGGCATCAGCCAACCCAGCCACCATACTATTCCCAGGTTACCCAGCACTACAAGCTGGACTTATTATAGCTGCTGGTCTTGCTAACGTGGCAACTATAGCTAAACAACAATTCCAACCAGCTGGTGGTGGCGGAGGCGGAGATGCTGGAGGTGGCGGCGGAGGTCCAAGACCTTCTAAGTTTGCTAACGGTGGTTTACTTGAAGGTCCCTCCCATTCTCAAGGAGGTATAAAGACTAATTTAGGAGAACTAGAAGGCGGGGAATATGTAGTTAATAAGGAGTCAACTAAGAAAAACTTTGAGCTACTGGAGAAAATAAACAGCATGAAGGTTTCTCCTATAAACTCGTTTGATCACGAAAGATTAAAAGCCGTGACAGGTATTCTGAGAGAACACGATAAAGGAATTATGTCAGGATCTAAGGAAACCCCAGTTATGAAAACCTATGTAGTAGCCTCCGAGGTAAGTTCACAACAGGAAGCGGACAAGAGAATCTCAGATTTGGCAAGACTCTAAAAAAGAATATTTAGCAACATGGAGCGAAAGATTATTGACTTAGAAATTATAGAAGACCTCGAGCAGTCAGGGGTGGACGCTATAGCACTCGTAGACGAGCCAGCTATAGGTAAGTACTGGATGTACTTTAAAAGTGAAGATTTTGTAGAGCCCAGGTCAGGAGAACAAGAAAGCGACTTCATCAGTAGATGTGTCCCTGTTCTTATGGACGAGGGTAAGACACAAGATCAAGCGCTAGGTGCTTGTTACGGCATGTGGAAACAAAAGTTTGGTATAGACACCTCATCTCTACCTCCTTATGTACACCAGACCGACGAGGAGATTATAGAAAAAGACCCGAAGATGGAGTTCAGCGAGGAACTAGATGTATTTGGTTACAGGACTAAGCATTTCTTTATGTGTCCAGCAGCCACCGCCCAGTTTAAGCAACTGATAGCCGACTCGGCCCAGGAAGATGACTACGGAATGGTCAGAGCAGCAGCAAGAGCAGCTGACGGTATCTTTGCTATTGAACACAACGCTATCAATAACGACTTTGCTTCTACTGCTGACCTGAAAGAAGCGATGGTCCTGCTAGAAGACTTCAACGACGTTATGGCCGAGATTTCTAAGAGGACCGGTAAGAGTTACGACACCGCCTATATGACTCAGCATATCGAAAAGATACACAGCTATCTTAATAAAGGCTTACCCGAGGTTAACGGGGATAAGGTTAATATGGCTGCTGTAGAGGACCTAAAAGTAGGCGATCCGGTTAGCTGGAAGGTTGGTACCGCTGAAGACCAAAATCCTAGAGGTAGGATCAGAGAGATAGTACGTGACGGATCTAGACGTGTACCGGGAGTAGACTTTAAAATCGAAGGTACACCAGATAACCCCGGCTACATTATCGAGATCTACGAGCGTAAGGACGGAGACTGGGCGCCTACTAAAAAGTATGTAGGTCGTAAAGCAGGATCACTAATTAAGAACATAGAGTTCAAGACGTGGCGGGGTATGTTCGCCGATGAACACGAGAAGGTTATAGTCGCCCCGGTTGCTATCCCCAATATAGAAATCATTAGGAAGGGCGAAGACGGAGAACCTTACTGGGTACGCTTTAGTAAAGAGACCATCCAGAGAATGGCCGAGAAATTTATGAAGGAGCTACGTAACAAAGACACTAACATTCAGCATGTAGATGACCTAGACGCTGGTAGCTATGTTTTCGAAAGCTGGATAGTAGAAGATGCTGCTACAGATAAGGCCAACACTAAGTACGGTTTAGAAGTACCAGAAGGTTCCTGGGTTACAAAGATGAGAGTGGAGAACGAGAACACCTGGAACAAGGTGAAGACGGGAGAACTAAGAGGGCTCAGTCTACAAGGAAATTTCGTGGAGCGTTCGGAATACGAGGCTTATAAAGAAGACAAGCAAAAAATAGAAGACCTCGTTCGTATACTAAACGAAATCTAAAAATAAAAACAGCGATATGAATAAAGAACAAACATTAGGGATAATCAGACACTTCTTGTCTGGTTTTGGCTCGATTGCTATCTACAAAGGTTGGATTGACGAGTCTACTATGCTAGAGTTACTGGGTGGGGTCATGACGATTGTGTCGTTTGCCTGGTCAGCGCTATCTAAAAAAAAGGAAGACTAATCTAGGTGTTTCCAGTATTTGCGATTACAGATATAGCGAATATTGGTTGAACTAACCGGATAATCAAGGGCGATTGCTACATAGCTTTCGCCTTTTTTTCTGCGAGCCCGTATAGTTCTCACGTCATCTTCGGTTAATATTGCTCTTCCATTAGAGATCCCCCTAGGTATATTTCGGTTGTGATTTTGTTCCTTGGTCGTTACCCACCGTAAGTTAGTAACTACATTATTAGTTGAATTACGGTCTATATGATCTACCTGGGGTAAGTTATCTGGATTAGGTATAAAGTATGCAGCTACTAGTTTATGTACATACATGCTTTTTTGCTTACCATTTATAGAGGCTCGAAAGATAAAATACCCTGTTTCTTTTTTATACAACTTTAGAAACCTAGGTCTACCGAACTTACTGCTTAACACTCGGCCGTGATTAGAAATATAGTAATCAGGTGCCTCGGCTATAGGAAGCCACATCTCTTTTAATTCTTCCATGCTTTATCTATTAGGAAATGTCACATCGCAATATACGTATACTTACCGATATAAAAAAAAACTTTGTATCATGAATTCATACAAGAACAAATTAAACCAAATCCGCGTCGTTCTAGGCATGGAGGTTAAGCTTGCTTCTGAAGAGTTGATTGACGGTACTGTTGTAGAAGCTGAGGTATTCGAAGAAGGTTACCCTCTTTTCGTGAAGAGCGAAGAGGGCGACACCCCGGCTCCAGCAGGACAGCACGAGACTAAGTCAGGCCTTATCGTCGAAGTAGACGAAAACGGCAAGATCGTAAAAGTAGAAGAAAAAGCAGCCGAAGAGTCAGAAGGTGCCGAGGAGGCAGTCGAGGTTACAGTCGAAGCCGCTGAAGAGGAAGTCGAAGTTAAAGTAGACGCCGAAGAAGAAGTAGAGGTGGAAGACAAAGTAAAAGAAGCCCTCGAAAAAGTAGTGATGGCCGTTGAGGAGATCGCTGCTGAAGTAGCCGATGTAAAAGAAAAGGTTGCTATGATGGAAGAGAAATACGCTAAGTTTGCTAAAGAACCTGCAGCTAAGAAGTACCCAACCATCACCAACGAAAACTTCTCTTACGAAGGCGCAGACAAACTTGAAGCACGTGTTGCTGCATTGCAAAGGCTTAAAGCAGAAAAGTTCTTCAAGAAATAAAAAACCTAAACACTAAAAAAAACTTAAACTATTATGGGATTTTCATTATCAACCCTTAGTTCATTTACCCTAGAAGATTCGGGTATTTTGATCCAGAAGGCCGTCTTGGGAGCGGACCTTGTTGACTATATCGACGTTCGTCCTGGTTACCCTGAAGCAACTGTAGCTGTTAACGTCTTGGGCGGAACGGCAGATTTCCAAAATTCATCTTGTGGATGGACCTCAGGCGGTTCTACCAACTTCACCCAAATTTCAATCACTAACTCAGCTAAGTCTTGGAAGCAGTCTCTTTGTCTCGAGGACTTGAGAGCTTACTGGTTGTCAACTCAGTTGGATTCTTCAGCTTACGGAGAAAATCTACCTTTCGAGGAGGCTATCTCTAATTACATGGTTGAAGAGTCAAGAAAAGCTGCTGAAGCTGTTATCGGCTCTCAGATCATCAGCCAGGTTACAGTATCGAATGGAGCCTCCCAGGGGGCTACAGCTGCTTTCACTAGCTCTACTGCTTACGCTAAAGCTCTACAAATGATCGACGCTTTGCCATTGTCAGTTGCTAACAGAGACGACTTGATGATGTTCATGAGCTACGCTTCTTTCAGAGCTCTTATGACCAACTTGGTTGCTCTTAACTTGTACCACTACGCTCCTGGAGTTACAACTGGAACTGGTCTCGGCCAATCAGTAGTTATCCCTGGAACTAACATCACTGCTATTCCAGTCGGCGGATTTGGTACTTCTAACCGCGTCATCTGCGGTCCTGCTAAGCACATCATAATGGTATGTGGCTTGGTTGAAGACACAGATAGAATCGACGCTTGGTGGTCACGTGATAACCAAGAGATGAGACTCATCGCTAAGTTCACCAACGGTGTTGGAGTTCTTGTTGAGGAATTCTCTACTAACGACTTAGCTTAAGTCTAAAACCAATATCAGGGAGAGAGGGTAAAACCTCTCTCCTTATACCCAAAAAAATAAATTTAACATTATGCCCTGTTCATTAACACAAGCAATAGCTTTAGATTGTATCGATAGCATTGGCGGTATTAAAACTGCATATGTTGGGGTTGATATTGTGTTTTCTTCAGTGAGTTACGATGCTAACAATCAGATCACTGGAGCGACAGGAACTGGAACGTTCTATCAGTACGAATTACCAAAAAACACTGCGAATTTCGTAGAGACTGGTAACATTTCTGAAACCAACGGTACTGCTTTCTATTCACAAGCTTTGACTTTCAACTTGCAGAAACTATCTGCCGATAAGAGAAACCAACTTCTACTCCTATCTAGAAACAGAGACATCAAGATTATCTTCCAAGATAACAACGATAAACTCTGGTTGGTAGGTAAAGATCGTGGCGGTGTCACTACCGCTATGAGTGCTAACACTGGTACAGCACCTGGTGACGCTAATAACTACGTTATGACCGTTACTGCTGACGAGCCAGAAATGGCTTACGAGATCGACGCACTTACTTCTCTAAGCGGATTTACTATCACAACAGCCTAACACACAAAAAGGCTAACTTTAGGAACCGGGGTTAACGCCCCGGTTTCTTTTTGTCAGATGATTGAGTTTTTATATTTAGACATAAAAGGATCTTAAGTGATTACACTAACGCCAAATACAACCAATACATTCGTGATCTATGTAGACACCATAGACAACGAGGTACAGACATTCGGTGACTATTTTCTATTTGGATTTCAGAATGGGTTTACTAGAGAATGGACGTATGTAGTACCCACTGTATTAACCCGCAATACGAGATACCTTAAGTTCGAAATTACGGTAACCCCCAACACGGTAGACGACCCGTTAAATGGTTCAGTATATTTAGCTCCATCTGGTAACTGGGACTATAAACTATGGAACACCCAGACAGCAACGCTTAACCCCGCATCTGGTGATTTACTAGACGAGGGTCAGATGTCTCTAGAAGACTTAACCCCGGCCGAGGTTACCTTTACCCCTTACATAAGTAACAACGAGAAATTATCTTCTTATGTCTACTACTCTGCTAATGGAGTTTGGAACACTACTCAAAACGTTTGGGATGCTTACCAAAAATTATGGCAGCAAGCTTAAAAATTATACTTTAAAAAAAATAACACGAATATGGCTAACCCCACTCCTCAAGAATCATGGAACTCTGACGTTGTACTAGAAGTTATAGCGAAAGAGCTACAGTACGCTAGCCCTAATAATGCTGAACTAATTACTCCCGGATCTGCTTTAGCCTCGGGCGTTACTAACTTCAGTCTATTGCTTTCAGCAGCTGCTACTGTTACCTGTACTCCTGTTGGTGCTACTGGCGCTATCGCTTTGTCGCTTCCTTCAGGATATAATCCTATCAGGGTCTCTAGCGTGACTACAGTTTCTACTGGCAGCGCCTGGGCACTTTACTAAAAAACTAAAACCCAATGCTGAATCTTAACCTTAACACTATAAGTACAATTTTAGGGGCACCAGCAGCGGGTCCCACGCCACCACCTATTCCGGTGGTTAATTTTAGTGCTTCTACTACAGGACCAAATGCTGGAGATACTGTAGATTTCACAGATCTTTCTACCAACTCACCAAATTCTTGGCTTTGGTCATTCCCTGGTGGTACACCATCTAGCTCTACTCTACAGAACCCGAAGATCACCTACGGTTCAACTGGATCTTACGATGTTACACTACAAGCTGGAAACACAGGCGGTACTGGTTCTCTAACTAAGTCCAACTACATCAACGTACAAGCAGCCTGGACCCCGGCAGACTTTAACAACGTGGTTTACTGGTGGAACACTAGCTACGGTGTTACCGAATCGGGCGGAGCAATTACAGCTTGGCAGGATGAATTGCTAGGTGAGACACTAACTAACTCTGGTGGTTCTGGTATGACCTACACGGCCACGGATCCACAGTTCAATAACCAGCCATCGCTTTATCAGGATACAACTAAGTCTACCCTTGTAAACAGTGGTCTTACATCTTACATCTGGCCAGATCCTTATGTAGACTATTGTCAGATCTACATTGTAAAACCAGAAACTAGCTCAGGTTGGGCTATAGTCGGTGGTAACACTGCTATTAGCGGAGCAGGAGAATTGATAGCAGCTCAAGGTACAACCTCTGTTAGCAACGAATATGGGGCTTACACCTTTGCATCTGGTACTGGTACTGTAATAGATTCAGGCTTACCTATAAAGAACGAGCTGGCTTATCTCTTAGTTCAGAAAACCGCTGCTGGGAATATTGAGATTAAAGTTAGTAAGGACACAATCTTCAAAAGCTTTGCTCTTGGAGGTAGAGTTATAGATTCTAACCCATATAAGATAGAACTCGGGGGTTATACCAATTCACTGAAACCTAAAGGTTACATCTTAGAAGCTATCTACATAGACGGTATTCCTTCTAATGCAGAACTCACTAACTTAGCAACCTACATTAACAATAAGTACGGCCCGCTAAATGATCCTTGTCCTTCTACTTTGATTAGCACTACGGATCTTTGGTCTTACTACAAATTCGATACAGGTGGTACTGGTTTAACCCACGACTACTCAGGTCAGGGTTACACGCTAACTAACAACGGTGTCGGAGCTACAGCGGGTATCTTCAGCGGTGGTGCTAACTTCGACGGTACTGGTTATATGACTTCAGCAACCGATCTTGGTCTAGAGCCATTCTTAGGTTCAGTAGGTTGGACTCTTGCTACTTGGGTGTCTTTAAATGATCTTACTCAAAGTCAGACCATTTACCATAAAAGAAGGGTTTCTCCATCTCCCCAAGGTACAAAAGTACGACTTGATCCTCAATTAGGAGCTATTTTGGTTACTATGACAGGATACAGTATGAACTTTACCTACCCTGTTGGTAAATTTGTAGACGATAGCTGGCACCATGTAGCTGTTACCTGGGACGGAAGCAACGTCAGATGTTATGTTGACGGGGTTAATACCGGTACTACAGCAAGGTCTACCTACAATAACGCTACTACTATACCACTCAACATCGGTAGAGATGAAGTAAACAATAACCAGTATTTAGATGGTAGACTCGAAGAGTACATCATCTATCGTAACAGAGATATAGGCGCTACCGATATAGCAGCTCTAGCGGCAGGTACATGTCCACTAACAAATCCATAACAAGATGAGTATATTAGATTCTATAACAACACCAGAAGTCTTAGGGGTTACCGAAGGTATGTCCCAGGCAGAGATTAACGCCTACTTTGTAGCTCAGGGATATTCTGAGACTGGCCCGGACAGTTTTGAGAACGGACCATATAGGTATGAGACTACCCCGGAGCAGTTAAGTTATTTCTATGATGAATGGGTCTCCGTTATATTAAACGTGAGTATAGCAGATGAAGCTTACTTAGCTTACTGGATACAGAAAGAAATAGACGAGTCCCAAAATCAGCCAACGCTATAACCCTCCGTCTCATCTAGAGATGTCTCTATATAGCTAGGAACCGAGGTTAACGCCTCGGTTTCTTTTTGTGTACTGCTATTGTCAGAAATCCCATTTTTTATATTTAGAGAAAAACATCTAACCAGTGGATTTAACTAATACAAGAATACAGAATACCTACGGTGGAGTAATGAACGTGGGTGCTACTGGGTTTAACGAGAACTTTCAACGAATTACCGACGGTTTTGGTAACCCCATGCCTCTCGAGGCATCAACAAGCGGGGTTAACTTCACTGGGAATATTTACGTCAACGGTGTTACAGGTCTTATCGGATCTTCAGGTACCTCGGGTACTTCAGGTGTAAACGGTCCTACTGGCGCTACCGGTGCTACCGGACCACAAGGTGCAGACGGAATTTCGTCAGGTAAAAACTACTTCTTTAACATTCAAGAATACGGAGGGGTTACTGGATATCATCTACTAGGTACAACGCCAAATGGAAGGGATGAGGCTACACTAAATCTAACGTTACCCGGCGGGGCTACAGGTTACATCGATCTTTACATTACTGGAGAACTAGGATTTACCACTATCCCAGCGGGTGTACAAGATTTTAGTATCTTCCTGGAATTACCTACAGAAAACTCCGATATGGACGCCTACGTAGAATTAGAACTAGCTAACTCTGCCGGTGTAGGTTACGGAACTACTATTACGACCAATACCCAAAAGATAGGATGGGTAGAAGCAGGTGTACCTTTTAGAACAGAGCTTACAGCGGTGTTTAACCAGACCACTATCAATACTACGGATCGGATGATCGCTAGGATCGTGGTACACAACCAAGACGCTACCTCTAGGACAGCGACCTTGTATTCGCAAGGTAATTCTTTCTACTCTTTCGTCAATACCTCTATCGGGGTAACGACATCTAAGTTTGTGTCTAACGAAAACGACATCTATGCTAGTACAGCTGCTGTTCAATACGTTATTACACTAACACAAGCAGAGTATGACGCTATCGTATCTCCGCAAGCAAATACACTGTATGTCGTGATATGATAAAGCTTAACGCAGAAACGGTAACCAATCTTTATCTCGGCGGAGCGAATGTTCAGGCTGCCTGGCAAGGTGTAGTAAAGGTTTATCCAGCTACCGGAGCAACCGGCGGTTTACCCCCAGGTAGAAATGCTTACTATCAGTCTATTCTAAATATAGGCGCTCTAAATGGCTACACCTTACCTAGCCCGGCCCAGCAAGATCTACAAAATAACTTACTACAAGAACTAGTAAATCAAGGGATATGGGATAAACTGGATGTATTCTATGTCTTCGCCAACGACGGATCCAAAGAGTTTGGTAACCTAAACTGGAAAGATCCAGGAGCATATGAGTGTACTACTTCTGGTTCCCCGTTATGGACTGCTGACCAGGGATACACAGGTTTACCTGTTTCTACTACTTATGTAGACACAGGCTTTAATGTAGGAGCTACGAGCTCTAAATTCAGTAGTGGGGACGCCAGTTTATTTGCTTACGTGTACAACGATATACCTAACAATACCTACGGAGATATCGGACTGATAGAGCAACCCCCTTACACAGGAATACAATGGGGAGCAATTAACTCTAGAATGCCAGCGATAGGTGCTCTTAACAGCAGAGCAGAATACAACCTACTAGATACGTCAACTTATCCTTTCTGGACTTCGGATGTACCAACCTCTGTAGGTTTCTCCCATGTAGATAGATCTAACTCTACTCAGATTAAGTTCTACAAAAACGGTACACTGCTAAATACTAGATCGGCTACTCAGACAGCCATGCCTTCTACACTAACACTACAGTTCTTACGCGGTAGACTTGCCGCCGATTATTCAGCCAGGACGGTTTCGATAGGCGGTGTAGGTTCTTCGCTAACTACAGAGGCAAATGCCTTTTACACCGCTATAAATACTTATATGACTTCGATATGAATTTAGAAAATCAACAAATCAAAAACACCTACACAGGGGTACTTAATATCGGCGCTACAGGTATGAGTGATATCTGTGCAGAAGTAACAGATGGAGCTGGTAACAACCTAGGTATACAGGTGTGTAACTGCTGTACTAAGTTTACCAAGGCGAATATCTTCGCAGCAAATCTACCTGGCCCCTATACAAGCGACGCGGATTTTTATGGTAACTACTCTGGCGCTACAGCGGGTCAATTATACTTAATAACAAGCGGCGGCGTTACTAGCGTTACTGTAGCAGGAAATAACTAAAAATTATGATATACCAATTCAATACAGACTTCGTTCCAGATCTTACAGTACCTGAAATCTTCAAGGTGCGCGGTAAGAACTGGGTTTCCTTTGGTCAAGACAACCTATACCCACAATACATTACAGAGCTTTACAACAAGAGCGCTATCAACAGGACCTCTCTAATCTCTAAGCAACTTAATGTAGTGGGAGAAGGGCTAGAGACTACAGATCCACAGTACAACTACGTACTAAACAGAGCCAACGATATGGAAGGCTGGAACGATGTCTTCGATAAGTGCGCGCTGGATTACGAGATCTTCGGTGGTTTTGCTCTTAATGTTATCTGGACCCGCGATGGTAAGAATATCCACTCTTTCTATCACATCCCTTTTCAGGATGTCAGGTCAGGGGATTACGACATACAAGAGGATAAGGTAACACACTACTACTACTCTAGTGACTGGAAGAACTTCAGAAAGCATAAACCAGTCGCCTATCCTACATTTGATCCCAATACAGCGGAAGATCATCCTAACCAAATCCTGTACTACTACGATTACCAGCCCGGGTCTAAGTACTACCCGCTACCATCTTACTCAGGATCTTGCTCAGATATCGAAATAGATGTACAGGTTTCTACACTACATCTCAGCAACCTAGAAAACGGACTAAACCCATCTCTCTGGATTAACTTTAGAAATGGTATACCCGACAGTGACATGCAACAGCAGTTGTATCAAGAGATCGCTAACGGTTTTAGCGGAGTAGAAGCTACGGGTCGTTTCTTTGCTACGTTTAGTGACTCGGCCGAGACTGCTCCAGAGATTACCACAATAGAGTCAGCCAACGATGATTACTACGTTAACCTCGAGAATAGGATAACCACAAGGATCTTAACTGGTCACCGTATTACCTCCCCATTACTATTGGGTCTATACCACGAAGGAGGAGGTGGACTCGGATCAAATAAAGACGAGATCCTAACAGCTCACATGCACTTTACCCGCACCGTTATTCAGCCGGATCAGAAAGCGATGCTTAAGCCTTTCAATAGACTCCTTTGGTACCACGGCTATAATAGCACGCTGCAGATTAAACCGCTTGCTTTATTTCCTGAGGATAAGACTGGCGAGATAGACGAAACGGAAGCGATGGAATAATTATATTGCGGATATGGAAATTTGGAAAGACATAAAAGGATACGAAGGTTACCAGGTAAGTAACTATGGGCGGGTAAAAAGTCCTAACAAGATTCTCACTGCTACTCCTAAAGGTACTGGCTATTTTACGGTGAATATTGCTCAACAAAGAAAGTATATTCACAGGTTAGTAGCTGAAGCTTTTATACCTAATCCTGATAATCTACCCACGGTAGATCATATCAATAGAGATAAGTCGGACAGCTCTGCAAAAAATCTGAGATGGGCAACCCAAAAAACCCAGATAGAAAATCGCAGAGATATGAGTGGGGAGAAACATCCAAATTATAAATTCGACGAGTATGTGGTTAAAAAAATACTCAGACTTAAAAAAGCGGGATACAACGTAAGCGAAATCTCAAGAAAAACCGGAGCAAGCACACGTACCGTAATTAGAAAATTAGAAAAATATTATGCCGAATCCTCCAATCAGTAACCCAGAGGTTTTATTCATTAGTGAAGAAAAACTAAAAGCGTTTACGAGCATCAACTACAACCTGTCTCCGGACGATCTTGTACCTTTCGTATTCGACAGCCAGAACATTTATCTACAGAACCTAATAGGTGCTTCTTACAAGAATGCTCTAGAAGGCCGTATCTATGCTGGTACGACCACTACCCCTGACCAGACGTTATTGGATAACTTTATAGGTCCTTACCTTTGTAACTATGCACTCTATCTTGCTCTCCCCACCATTAAGTACCGCATCTACAACAAGGGCGTACTATCCGGTACCTCTGAAAATGCAGATACAGTTACGCTAGAGGAACTACAGTTTCTGATGACCTCGGTCAAGAATGTAGCAGAGAACTACGGTAGGCGTTTGCAGGAGTGGTTAAACTTCCACAGTTCAGATTACCCCGAATACGCTGCCCCGAATATCGAGGATGGACAACTGCCAGATAAAGCTAACAGCTACTCTAACAACCTAGTTATTCCCCACTATCCATATGCTGCTAACAAAAGACTAGCTCAGTGGACTCCAGGAAGGGGAAGACGAGGTGGTTACTACGGAGGTATAGACTGTTACAACCTACCTGATTCTAATTCATAATTATGGACAAGAAGTTAAAGCATAACCCAATTAAGTTAAGTAAGTCGTATGTCTCTAGCAGGCAGAACGAGAATAGACTAAAAAAATATTTAAGCAAATGTCTACAACCACCGACACGATAAACTATGTTATTTCAGGACTAACGAAAGAACCGGTTACGTATCTAAATGTAGGCGCTATCGCCGTCAGTATGTCAGACATTGAATTCTACTTTAAGGTAGTTCTTTACTCAGTTTCCATCGTTGCCTCTATCTTGGTTTCCCGCAAATACCTGTTGGAGATCAAGAAACTAAAGGAGAACGGCGAAGATACAAGAAGTTGATGATTCTAAAGTATAAAGAAAATCCCCGACACTTTTTCGAATGTCAGGTTCCTCCTATAGGAGAAGAGACATGGGTGGACCACTTTAAATATCCTATCCGGGTCAGCAACTACGGGAGGATATTACCTCATAACCCGGAATATCAGTATGAGTTACAGGCCCATTATTCTACTTTTGGTCGTAATGCAAGGTCAGGAATATACAACGGGGAGCAGATGCAATGGAATTCTAAGGTTATGGAACTCCCAGGTCAGCCTAGACTAGTTTTAGAGGCTTACACGGGAGAGGATCTTAAAAATATACAGATCACCAACCTTAATTTCAATATACTAGATAACAGACCTGAAAATCTAGTTCCAGTTAACTCTTTAAGTTACCAAGAAAAGGCCCACCGTAAAATAGACTTACAATATTTTATAGAGAATACGATAGACTACATGCATAAGCTCGCAAATAGACTAGGGCCAGACACGGATAAAATAGGATATTTCAAGCTACTCCGCATACCAAAGGGTTATATCCAAGCTTACAAGCATAAATATCAGGGGGCGGCTAAAAAACCATTTTTTAACTTTTAATCATGGGTATACGCTTTTCTACCCGGTTAGTTTTCTTAATTGGTAACTACGCGGTTAAAATCCCTATCGACAGACGCGGCTGGTTACAAGGGATAAACGAGCGGGAACTCTGGAATAAGTATGGGTCATCTAATCTCGTCCCATTAGTTTGGGGATTAGGCGGTATAGTTTGTCAAAGACGGGCGGAGTCGTTATCAGAATTTAGAGACGACTATGCAATAGTACTAAAGCAGCAAATACCAGAACTGGACATAGACAATTGTGATCTATATTGCCCCGCCAACTGGGGTAAGTATAACGGCCAAGTAGTTCTAATAGATTACGGGATAGATGAAAACATTTCAAAAATGTACTAGGGATATATAGAATGTAACGGCCATTTTTT